TATATTTTGTATAGTCCATTGAATCTTCCAATATATTATCAGAATATGTTCCCATATAAGTTCCTGCATCTTCGCCGCTATTCCCAGTAAATGGATTGCCATTACTGTAATTAGAATACTTAATATGGAAATATGACGCTTTGGTGTCAGCATACGCCTTTGCAGAGGATGTAATAAATTGTAATAATATATCTTTTGCACTATAATACGTATGAAATATTGCATTAAAATCATCTCTAATAATTATAGAATCTGTTATTAAACTAGCTAAAATAGGAGCAAGATAAATATTCAAAGCATCAAAAGCACTAATATATGCGCCATATAATGCAGTCATTGTTGCTGATGGATATAATAATACTTGCGATTCAGAAGATGCTAGATTAGTTTTCTCTACTACAATAGAATCCCATCTTGGTTTTAATATTCTTACTTTTTCATCTTTCCTAATTTTATTGTCATTTGCTATATCAGCTAATTCTTCCAATGCTAAAATAGCATCTGTTTTTGCTTTATTCGCTAATGCTTTTGCAATATTTGCTGCAATATCATCTGTATATTCAGTATAATAAATCCAATCAGAATCAACATAACTTCCAGTCAATCTCTCAACTATACAAATCTTAAAATCACCATTAGATTGCTGTCTCCATAAATCTTGAACATTATAAGGAGGTTGAGGAGTCCCTACGAATATTCTCAGTTCTGAATCTAATGATCCTTGTGATTTTGAAGCATCTGACAATACTTTAATTACATCCACATTATCAATTAGATCCCATAAATATGAAGATGAGAATCTATAAGCATTACCTTCAATCACATCATAAAATAAATCACCTACATGATATCCCTTAATTGTACTAGTATCCCATTCAATGCTTGGTAAATTAGTCAATAAAGGAGTATAACCATAAAAATAGCATTCAATTTTACTATCTGCACTTTGATTTTGAAAATTAGTATTATCTGCATTATACAATGTATCAGCAAATAATTTTAAAGATGTTGCTATTTTTGCATTAGGTTTAGAATTATCAATTTCTAATGTAGATACTTTTGCTATGAGTGCTGTTTTCGTAGTTTGCAAAGCATAATATAATGTTTGTATAACTCCAATTTGAGGTGCAGTAATTGATTTAGGTACTGACAAATTAATCCAATTGCTTAATTCTGTTTGTAATGAATTTAAAGCAGTTTGATAATTTGTTTTCTCATTAGGACTTATATCACTTAATCCTACTTTTGTAGCAAGATCAGTCAATGGTCTAGATTCTTCAATTACTAAAGCCAAATCAGTTCCAAGTATGATAGAATCACTTACACTTATTGTAAATGTACTAAATGAACTAGTTATTTTTAATCCTAATGCAATAATTGATTCTGCTAAACCTGATATTGACTCTCCTACATAATCTCTTGCAATAACCATTATTTCATTCAATAATGCAATTTTATTGGCATAATACAATGTAAAATAATTAATAAATGTAGCACTAACAATTGTTGAACTTGAAGTTAAACTAGACAATATAGGACTAATATAAGCACTCAAATTAGAATATGCTGTTTGATAATTTGATAAAAGTGTTGCTATAGTAGGATAAGTAGATGTATTAAAATAACTTGCTTGCATTTCTACTGTATTTTTTTCACTTACAATTGCATCCCAATAACTCTTTACTGTTTTCTTTTCTTTTGATGTAACTGAAGTAGGAGTTGTTGTTGCAACTTTTGTAATATCTACCATTACTATATCTCTATTTGCTTTTGCTACTTGGACTGCTAAAGTTGCTTCTGCTGAAATTAATGTTGTTCCTACTACAATTCCTTGAGGAGTACCATCTACTATTTTTGTATTTATGTCTGCGTATGGTGCTTTTTTACCACTGTCGTAAAATACTTCTAATGCAGTTCCTTTAAATAATTTAGGAATACCAACAAAAGCAAAAGGGAATCTACCTGTTCCTGTATCTGTACCAGTGCCCCCACATCTAATCATTGCATTTAATAGATTTTGATTCCATCCAATAGAATTATAAGATGTTAACGTTACGATTACTGTATCATCTAATGAATTTAATTTTGTTGCTAAAGCATCTCTATCTCCATCATTAGTATACGTATCATAAATAAGAGTATGTTCAGTTATTACAGATAAATCTTCTCTACTAATTACTGTGAGCAATAGACCAGTACCAGAATCATCACTTGCATCAATACTCTTTTTATTGATCTTAAATATTCTACTTTTATTAGATTGATTGCCTCCTGTACCACGAATAGATAATTCTCCATCAATTGAATACTCAGCAGTCAATAGGTTAATTGCATTGTTTAATGCTAATTTTGTACTCATTACTAATTCAAATTTCTTTAGCAATAATTTTCTTTCAGATGATTTCATTTTTTTAGGATAACTTAATAATGGTAAATCTACCCATTTAGCTAGTTCTACCTGTAATCCATCAACTCCATTTAGTGCTAATGTTCCAGTTAATGAATTCTGATAATTATTTATTAGTGTAGAAGAAACTGTTAAAGTATTTGCAATAGCAATTACATCTGCACTTTCTGCAAGAATTTTATCAAATGATGCTTTTAAAGATACAGATTCATCATATGTAATATAATTATCCTTAGCAAATGTTTTTATATCCATTTGCATAGAAGTAATTGCGACACTAACTTCAAATAATTGTTGATCAACTAAAGTTAATTCATTATCAATTTGTACTTGAGTGATTAATGCAGTCAATATATCTTTTTTTGTTTCAGCTATTTTAAGTTTTTTATTTATATCGACTCCTTTTGATGGTTTAATTGTAATTGGATAATCTGAAGAATCTTGATTTAACCAGTCACTTACAGAATTTAATGCTGTTACAATTGCACCGCTAGGAGTAGTACCAATCTTATAATAAGCATCTTTTGCTTCTTCTAATTGATCATATAATATATTATCATCACCAATTATTGCTAATAGTCCATCAGCAATAGCAATAATATCACCAGATTCATCTTGTACTGCAACTTTTGATAATTCTAATGCATTTGATTGTGTTTCTGTAATTTGTTTTGCATTGATGTAGGTATTTACTTGAATTTGAAATGAAGATAATGCTGTATTTAATTCTGCAATTTGTGACTCCACATATCTTTTACCGTCATCTTGACGAGCCTTACCAATTGCATTTATTAAGATAGATTTTTTGTCTTCTACGTCTTGAAATAATTCTTTAATTTTAATTCTTTCATCTTCTGGACTTTGATCACTGATAATAGCAATTGGGTAAACTAATGGTGGTATTGTTGGGCCAATCCAATTTGCAATTAGATATGTTTCCAATCCGTCAAATCCACAACTTGCAACAGTACCTTTTAAAGAATTATAGTAATCAATTCTTTCTGTTTCAATTTCAAGAAATTCTGCTGTATCTAAGATATCTCTTGATTCTGCAATTACTTTATCTAGAGATAACCTCAAACTATTTGCTTCTATGCTTGTTATCCATCCGTCACTACCAAATCTTGTAATGTCTATTTCTAGACTTAGAAGTGAACCATTTAATTCTTCTATTTGTTGATCAACATATTCTGTGGCATTACTTTGAGAAGAATCCCACTTAAATTTGTTAATGTCTATTATATCTACATATGAACTTGCATGATATAAACTATCAGAAAGTCTTTGTGATGCAGTTTTTACATTAGAAATTGTTAATTGAATTTCTGCACTCTCGAAGTCAAAAGTTACAGCAATTATTTTAGCAGTCATATCAATTCCTAATTGTTTGTGTCTTATAGAAATTGAATCACCTAAATTAATCTTTCCCCAATTACGTTGCTCTTCTAATATTTCTAAAAAATTTACAAGGCTAATTTGAACAACTACTTTTGGGGTTTTTCTAATTTCCATCTCATCCATACCTGCAAAATAAAGGTCTGAGGCGTTCGAGATACTTGAGTTCGTGAAATCCTTATCTATTTGATATGATGTTTGAAGTTCTAGCAGTAATTCAGGAGTCTCAGCAAAATATCCTTCATATGTTAGAGTTGTTTGGATTTCTGTAATCAAAGCTTGAACTTCTGTGATTTGAACATTTTTTGCATCGATTTCTAATTGTTGTGTATCAATCAAAACTTGTTGTGCAACTTTCTCCGCAGTTAAAACAGTTGTGCTTTGTCCATTATTTTTAGCTGTTTCAATATTATCATCAATAACTTTCATTGCATCTGTTAATATAGTCATCTCATTTGTTAATTCAGTCAATTCAACTCTATATCCAGTTAATTGTGCTAAATATGCACTAAATCCATCTTTATTTTGCAATAGTAAAATTTGATAATCTAATAGTTTATGGCACAATTCATCAGACATATAATCTGATCTAGTGATAACTTCTCTAGTAATTTCATCTCTTTGAAATGGAAATAAAAAGTATGAGTAATCTTCAATTGGAATCTGACCTGTAGGATTAATAGAATTGATAGTTAATCCATCTTTTCCATAAACATTTAATCGAGTACAGAAGAATTCACTATCAATATTTTGTACAATTGTACGGAGGTATTTGATGTCTGTAATTCTGAATCCCTTATCTATGCCGTATTCATTGATTGTATAAAAATTAATTTTCCTATTAACTGAATCAAATTTAGCAATTAAATTAAATTTCTCTGCAATTTCTAATATGAAATCATATTTAGTTTTTACAGAAACTTCAAATGAGCGATATACAGGATTTAGAATTTCGTCAGGATGTTCTCCAAGCGTCCAAGCAGTCTCCTTTAAGATTCCATCATTATGAACTGTAGTTGTCACAGGTATTCCATCTGTAGTTACAGTAGTTGATCTATCATATCCTGTAACACTTATTATTTCAGATAATTTTACCGCATTAAAAACAGCTTTTCTTATATTCTTGTCCTTGAGTTCATATTCTAATGAATAGCAATTTACTTGAAAGAAATCTGTAGAATCATCAGCATTTGGACTTGGATTATCAATTACAAAATATGATGTATAATCACCTAAAATTAATTTAATTAAATATCTGTTTTTTAGCATTTCACAATGAGTATTATATTGTTGTTCATTGTTTCTCTCTACATTATAAGGTAAACTAAAAGTAAGTTCGCTTAATGTTGTAAGACTAATTTTTAAATTTGCATCATAATGTTCTTTTAGTGATGCTATAATTGTTTTGTTTGGTTTGCAAAGATATATTTTTGGTCTTTGCGGAGTAAGGGATAAGTCTATATCTAGGAACATTTATTTTCATCCTTCCTTGAGAGTTTTGTTTAATGCATTTTGAATTGATATCTGAATTGAATTTTACAAGTTCCAAAAATTTGTAAGTTATTTACACCTCTTGGTAAACTAATAAAATCACCAGTGAGATTGTTTAAACGATTAGCATCTGGAATAGATGATGTTATTTCTTCATTTTCGCTATCAATGAATAAATCTTCATTATTTTTAAGGGAAGATGATGGGATGATTACTCCATCAGAATCTAATAATGAAGATAGTTTGAATTCTTTTCCTCCGTTAGAATTGTTAATAATAGAAATATCTCCGTCATTTATTTTAAGGATGGAAATTTGTGGTTGACATGGAACGTCTCCAAGATTAGAGAAGATTATTTGAGTTCCAGAGGATGGATTTGAGGATAGGTCGTAGAGGCCTGAGAGGTATTGAGGAGAATATTTATATGGGTCACTACAGCGCATTGTACAACTTATATAACCCTGTAGTCCATTGTGTAATAATGGAGTGCTATCAATTAAAGTGCAATAAAAGATATGATCGGGAATTGAATCAAACGACATTGGCTTATATCCATCTTGTGATAACCATCTCCTAACTGAACGCAATTTATCTTCATCAAAATTTTCTTCGAATGCAATTGTTAGATTTAATATTCTCGGCAAAGGTTTTTTCTGAACTAAATAAGGTTTAGTAGATCGGCGTGTTGTTATTTCCTTTAATTCTATTGACGAGAGAAAGTCCTCTTGATATAGACCATTTGTATCGACATGACAGTTTATTACTCCATAATCAGATGATAATTCATTATTGAAACTGAATATAAGTGATTCGGATATTGACATTATTTGTTTTCACCTCCTTTGCCCTTTTTCAAACTCTTTATTTCCTCATTAGTAAGATAAATAAATTCTGCTTGTTGTATAGGTAAATTACTTAAAACAACTACTGTACAATCATTTCTTAACAATCTTGCTCTGCCAATAGCTTGAGTCAACTCTGATTCAATAATATAAATCTGAATTTCTCTCAATAATAAATTTTCGCTGTAGGTGTTAAAATAAAATTCAAAACCGTTACGTTTTATTTTTGTATAGTGCATCGTAGCATCATTTAATTTTGGTTTTAATCCTAAAGCATTAGCAAACAATAAATACACAATCTCTGAAACATGAGGAGTTCCAATCACAGCAATATTCTGCCCTTTCATATTATCCAAACCTGCTGTTGCTCCAAAAGTAGCAATTGTATTAAATTTATTAGCTAATGATTTATATGTAATGGTTGGTAATTCTCCTACAATATTTTGTGCTAAAGGTATTAAATCCTTATTTTCCTTAATCTGAAATCTACTAAAACTCTTTTGTGGATACTGAACTATATTTCCCTTTAGTTCAACCTCTCCTAAATCTACCCATATCATACGATCTCCGAATACTAATTTACAAATTTCTTCATTTAATGTCGCACTCATAAGAATTATTTTCTTATTTATAGGTAATACTCTTCTATTTACAAAACTAATAATTTCTTGTTTCTTAGAATTATAAGACTTAATATAATGAGTGCAATCCAAAAACCCTAAAACATTGGTGTTGAAACTATTTGTATGAGATAATATTACACTATAAACTTCTTTATTTTTAATCAAGTAACTAGGCATTTCTTGTATAATATTACATTTTGCTTTCTTGACAGACATTAATAAATCATCAATAATATTTTGTGTCTTTTCAGAAAACGCTTCTCTTTCTAATTGCATTAAATCTGCTGTATAAACATAATCAACATTAATCAAATTTGATAAAATATCCTCATCAATTATCACTGTATCATTATTTGTTTCTTGAAGGTATAATAATTTAGAATGAGTAGTAACTAATGTTTTATATGATTTCAATGCAGACTCATTCTGTGCAATATACTCTTTCACTTTAGGATTAACCAACGCTAAATCATGAATATATTTTGTGGCAGCTCTATATGCTCCAATTTTATAAAGTTTACTAATTCTTGCACTTTGTTCTTCTGGTAATTCAGGGAGGGAAGGTGTCATTACAACATCGTTTCCTGCTTCTAAACAACGATCATAAATCTCAAGTTTCAATTTATGATTTGGTACTGCTATCGTTGTATTCTTAACATTAAGATACATTTGTGTTTTTCCTAATCCTGTAACTGCTTTCAAACAATATATTTCTCCAACTTTGCCAGTTGCCTGAATTGTTTCAAAAGCATCTGATAAATCTTGTTCTGCTTGTTCTAATGTTTTTAATACAGGAGTAGATAGAACACTTATGCGACCTCTTGGTATCTTTGCTTGCCATATCATATTTATAGCGTGTTCACATTCATTTTTATGAGGGCAGAAATTATTACATCTTTGTGGAGCATAATTTTTCTTTACAATATAATTACATTGATAATCCCAATTCTTTATATCATACTTTTCATTTTGGTTTAATATCTCAAATAATTTCTTTCTTCCACCTTCAATAGCAAGTAAATTAGTTGCAATACCAAATAACTCTAAATGATATGCCCAATGAATATTATTAGAGAATTCTTTATATAATTTACAATTA